TTCTTCATCAAATATACCCACGCTTCCTGTCTTATCTAGCAACTCTACCCTTGACCATCCTTTTGATCTCTTAATTGATTTTACCATACCCATCAAAATGAATGCGCCCTTTTCTTCATATTCTTCAATATCATTTATATATGCATAATAATGTTGTGGTACTGGCATATTAAATTCAGGGAGGTTAAGATACTCATATAAGTTTTCTTTAACCTTTTCTGCATCTGCTGGATTATCTGGGAATGTAAGTGCGCCAATAGCATTCATTGCTTGTAGTGCACGAGAATTTACTCCATTGCCTTTAGTAAATGTAAACTCTTCTACTTCTTTGAAAGAAGCAAATGGTCTAGCAGCAATATAACGATCAGCAATGGTATCAGAAATAAACTTAATAGCGGAGAGTCCAAACCTGATGCCTTTACCTTCAATTTTAAAATCTTTATCCGAATCATTAATATGAGGCAATTTAATTGGAATGCCCATTCTTTTCGCTTCAATCAAATACTCCGTTCTAGTATCTTTATCTTTTTCATTCTTAAGAAGAGCAAACATAAACTCTAGCGGATAGTGGTATTTGAGCCACGCCGTCCAATACGAGAGAGTACTGTAAGCAACGGCATGTGATTTGTTAAATGAGTAACCCGCATGAGCCTCAAAGTCATGCCATAGATCAAGCGCATCATTAGGAGCAATATACTGAGAGGCACCCTTAATAAACTTGTCTTTGAATACATCAAACTCTTTAGCATCTTTTTTCTTTCCAATGATTTTTCTAACTTTATCTGCTTCCGACATGGACATACCGCCAAGGTGTACGCATGTTTGCATAACTTGTTCCTGGTAAAGAACGCAACCATAAGTGTCCTCCGTAAATGGTTTCATGATTTGGTGCTTATAATTAATATTTTGACGACCATGCTTACGAGCAATATAGTCTTTACCAATTGTATTCATAGCACCAGGACGAACTAGAGCATTTGATGCAGCCAATTCATCAAGATTTTTTACCCCCATTTTAACAAGCAAGTTAGTATATGGGGTTGCTTCACATTGAAATACACCTTTAGTATATCCATCTGAAAGCATTTGATAAACATTTTTGTCTTTCATATCAATACTTAATAGATCAATTTTTTTATCATGTCTTTGTTCAATAATGTCTAATGTGTCTTTAAGAACGCTCAAAGTCTTTAAACCAAGAGCATCAATTTTAATTAGACCAATCTTCTCAGCCTCTTCCATATCGACTGCAACAACTGGAATCCTATCGTCACTTCCAGTAGAACTGCGAGTCTCCATCGGCGCATACCTAAAGATTGGATCTTTACTAGTAACAACTCCTGCAGCGTGAATACCAGTACCCCTAATTCGACCACGTAACTGTTCTCCATAAATTTCTACCTCTGGATATTTCTCTCTGAACCAAGCAGAGTTTTTAGAAGTACAGTAGTCATCCCATGTATCTACTGTCTTCAATACTTTATTCACATCTGGCAATGGTATATTTAACGCTCTTGCAACATCTCTAACAACACCCTTGTCTTTAAATTGTAAGAATGTAGCAATAGAAGCAACATGTCTATATTGTCTTACTAAATAATCTTTTACTTCATCACGACGAGAATCTTGAATATCTGTATCAATATCAGGAAAATCATTACGCTCAGGATTAATAAAGCGAAAGAACAAAAGTCCATGCTCAATTGGATCAATATCAGTAATACCTAAAGTATAACAAAGAAGTGAGCCTGCGGATGATCCACGACCTGGACCAACCATAATTCCTTCTTTCTTTGCCCAGTTAAGCATGTTACGAACAACTAGAAAATATGGTGCAAACTTTTTATCACGAATAATTTCTAACTCTTCCATTAATCTATTATCATATATGTCATTACCAAGCCAATTAGAGTTTAGCCTTTTTTCTTCTAATCCTGCAAATGCTAAGTTTGCTAACTCTTGGTCTGGATTTCTATATTGAACTGGAAGCAGATTCATGCCAGACTTAATATCGTATTCTTCAACTTTGTTTGCAATCTCTATAGTATGATCATAAATATCAGTGCGTGTAATACCGTGAGATTCCATGGCACTTTTCATTTCGTCAAATGATAAAAGATGAATATCAAACGATCTAAATGACATTTGTCTATCTGCACCATAAAGGTAATCTAATCTATCCATCATATCTTTATGCTTTTTAGATTTATCATATGTTGCGTCTTTTTGTAATTTAGCATGGGTATTTAAAATTAGCATCATTTCTTGAATAACCTTTTGGTCTTCATTAGAATGGTGGCAGTCTGGCGTTACTACAAGTTTTACATTAAGAGAATCTGCAATATCACAAATAGTTTTATTTACCTCTGGAGGATTATGTGGCATAATTTCTACATAATAATCATCGCCAAACTCATCAGCAAACCACTGTATATACTTCTTTGCTACTGCTAGTTCTCCAAGTTCTACCGCTTTTGCTACCCAACCACTCAGACATGCTGATGTAACAATTAAACCTTCTTTATATTTTTTTAATGTGTCAAAATCAAATCTTGGCTTGCTAAAAAATCCTTCAGTCCAAGCAATTTCATTAATTTTATTTAAGTTGTCTAGACCAACTTGATTCTTAGCAAGAAGGACTATATGATGATAATTTTGATCAAGAGGATCAGTACGATCTGCCTTTGCTCTCTTATCAGCCATATCTGTAGTCATATAGCCTTCTACGCCAAGTATTGGCTTAATACCCTTTGCTTTTGCAATACGGTGCAGTTCCCTATGCCCAGATAAAGTACCGTGATCTGTGATTGCCAATGCAGGCATTCCCAGTTCAACTGCACGGTTCACGTATTCTTCTGGAGTAGCAACACCATCCATTAAGGAATAGTGTGTATGGACATGTAAGCCAACGTAGTTCATCAATTACCAGTCAATATTAGTTGCTGTTACTGATGGAGTGTCAAACCCAAAGTAGAATGCTTCTTGCTCTGGATATGGAACTTCACGAACTACCTTTTCTAGATTAAAGAACTCACGACCATCCCACTTGAATGGTTCTGAGTCTGGAGTGCTTGGAATAAGTGTGTAATTAGTTTCAGTTCCCTGACCATTACGCTTTAGTTTCCAAGTCAAATTTGAGATGCTTCCTGTTTCAAGTGCATACTCACGAATTGTATTAAATGCAGATTGCTTGCTGATACCTTGTGACCATACTGCAATGTATGGATCTTCTGTGCCATCATCAACTAGTACATTTGTATAGAAGCGAAGACGTGCTCTCCAACCACTCTTTGGTTCTTTACGAGCCATCTCACAGCCAAAGCAACGACCTTCTGATTCTTGAGTACAAGCAGCCTTACGCTTGTAGTCTTTTGGATTAGTATGTTCAGAAACAACTACAGCCATACCACGATCTTCATTATAGTTTGCTGAGTCAGAATCTAATTCGTTAACAAAACGAATCTTTGCTGCTTGTCCATCTGCTAGTTTAACCCAGCGGACTTTTGTTCCTGTGCTTTCGTATTTTGGTTTTTCGACTAGGGCGTTAATATTTTTTAGTCCCTTTACAATAGTCATATTTTCTCCTTATATATAAGTTTTATCTATTTTAGCATAGCATCAATAACATTGTCAAATGAAAGTTTTAGTTGCCTAATTTCATCATCTGTCATATCACCAATGTCTTTATATTTTTTATCAGGTCGGATAACTGTAACTAAGTTTCCTAATTTTTCAATTAGTCTATCAGCCATAATTGATCCAGCCTCATCGTTGTCTGCTACAAGTACAATACTATTAAAGTATTTTTTCAAAAGTCCCATCTGGCTTGATGAAACATTTGCCCCTAGGGTAGCAACCGCAGGGAAACCTACTTGATCTAATCGAATTGCATCAAAAGATGATTCAACAACATAGATAGTCTTTGATGCTTTTACTCTATGCAAATTAAAAAGTATTTTACTCTTAGGTAAGCCTGGTGTATTTTTAAACTCTTTACCCTCAATAGTTCTAGCAACAAATCCAATAGTCATACCTTCTGGAGACTGCATTGGAATTACCACTGAATCTTGTTTTTCTGAATATCCTAAATCAAACTTGGTAACAGAATCTTTTGTAATTCTTCTACCTTCAAAATATGTCATTGCCCTAGGAGATTCTAGTGCCTGCTTATTCAATCTTTTAATCAATAATTCATCATATTGAACAAAGTCAGGTGCTGCATATAAAGTTTTATTAACAAGAGATTCAATATCTGTTTCTACTTCTTTGCTTTTAATATATCTAACAGATTCAAAATATGTTCTACCTGTCATATGCATAATTAATTCTATAAGGTTCTTAGTAGTTTGACAGCCAAAACAAAAGAATAGCCCAGAGTCTTTAGAAACTTCTCCAGCAGGAGTTCTATTATTGTTATGGTATGGACAAAATATAATATAGTCAGTGCCGTATTCTGCCTCTATATCTATTCCTGCGCCTGTTAGTACTCTATGTATCTGTTGTGTTGTATATATCTCTTTAAGCATTTTTATCTTCGAAATCTTTATATCTGTAATATCCTTTATCAAAATCTACTTGTATTAAAAAGTCTCCCATAAATCCGTTACGATTTTTTCTGAATGCACATTCAATTATATCACTGTTGGATGCACGACCCAATGCTAATACCCAGTCAGCATCGTAGGCAATCTGTCTTGACCATGCTGTTTGACCAAGTGTAGGTACAGTAGAAAGATCTTTTACATCATCTGGAGTTGCAGAAGAAATTGCAATAATGGGCATTTCTTCACTAATAGCCATAAGTTTAAGTTCTCGTGAAAGGTTCTTCATTCTAACTGTTTCATTATCTGCTTTTTGATTTGGAGACATAAGTTGTAAATAGTCAACAATAACAAAGTCTGGTTTATATTGATCTATCTTTCCACGAATAACTGATGGTGTAATCTCTCCGCCCTGATCGTTAGAAATAATATGAAAGTGTGGTCTACCTTCTACCTTATTTGAATGCCACTTCTTAAGCATATCTGTTTCAACTTCACCATTGCTAAGTTTACGATGAGACCATAATCCCTCACCCATAATTGCAAATACACGGTTACGAACTTCTGTTTCAGACATTTCAAGACTGATAATCATAGGCGTTTTGCCTTGCTTCCATGCCTGTACCGCAAAATAAAGAGCAAGCCATGATTTACCAATACCTGGATAAGCAAGGAAAATACCTAGTTGACCTGCCGTAATACCAGAAGGTAGGTAGTTATCAAAACCTGGAAGACCAGTTTTAATTCCTATAGATCCAAGTTCTTGTTGCTTTCTTACATTTTCAAAATATGCAATTGCTGATTCTAAATCTGTAGCATCAACATCTCTAATTGTAGATGTATTTTTCTTTAATTCTGAAGTTTTAGTAATTAATTGCTCTAGTGCCTTTTGACCTTCTCCACCTTGAATTTCAGATGCAGCGTTACGAATAATATCTTTAAGGCTATCGTTTAAATATTCAACTTGAAGTTCATCTAAATGGTGCTTTGTTGCACCTACCTCTTGAACTGGAGTAAAATCTCTAAACTTTTCTACAACTAATGATAGTGGAGGAACTGTGCCATTATGCTCTGCGTAGTTTCTAATGAAAAGCCAAACATCATTATGCGTTCTAAGAATATTATCTACATTGGCTTGCAGGAGTACGTGAACCTGTTTATCTTGCAATACTGCTGATATTAGTTTTGCCTCTGTGTTATTCACTTAGCCACTCCCTTGCTAATTTTCTACGCTCTTCTCGTTCTTTAATATCTGCCTGCACTTCTAGTTTACCATTAAGAATTTTTTCTGCATTATATGCAAAGAAGTTCCAATTTGGATCTTGAGCAACTAAAAAATAATAATCTAATAAATCATAACAGTCTTTTATCCCATAGGATTCAACAAGGGCATCTGCAGCCCATTGCTCAACATTAAGATTGAGATTAGACTTTTGCTCATATCTTTGCAAATATAATTTGTTGTATCGACTGAGCAAAGCCATTCGGTCTTTGCGGTCAGCCATACTATTCTTCTACTAACTCTGTCTTTGCTTCTTGAACCTTTTCTACCACTTTGCTTTCAACAAAGGAGTAAACACGGTCCATAGCCTCATTTGTAGTTTCTCCATCACGGGTATAATCAACTACCCCAAGATCAACTCTTAAAGACTGGAAATTACCCAGATTAAGGGTATATCCAAGTGTTACTGATACTTTTGTGTCATTACGTTCTTCCACCACTGCCTCCTTCAAAGGCTAATTAATGCTCTCTCCCCAAACAGGAATAAATCTACCATCTTCAGTTTTTGTATAAACCAGTATACCATCGCCAGTTCTTCGTGTCAACTCCTGAGATGTAGGAGTCATATTGTTTGTTATTAAATTATCTTTTCTTGGTCTACCAATATGTATGCTTGCAAGTATATCACGTATCTCTTTTAATTGCGATTCAGAGTAGTACGCTCTTACTTGCCAATCTCTTGTACCGCCAACCTGTGCTCCTATTGGAGGCGGAATAACTCCACGTTTAATTAGATATGGAATATATTTACGATGCCTATTGACAAGTCTTGCAGTTTCTGCTACAGTATATGCCCTTTGTCTATTTTTTCTGAAGTCATTACGAAAACAAGTTTCTAGTCTATCTTTTGTAATATTGTAAAATGTAACCATACCAGTTGATCTAGAACTATGATATAGTCTAACTAAATCATTATTTAAAAACCAAATTTTTTGGTTACCTTTAATTATAGGCTGACTATTGTAGTCTTTGCTCTCAAGTTTTCTTGGTCCAAAAGCCATTTTCCCTCCTTGCTATCTGAAGGTGGATGATAAAAATTTCTAGATCCACAACGGATGCAATAGGTCTCTAAGTGTATTTGGCTAGAATATTGTCTATCAACAAACATTCTACCTTTGCAGCGTCTGCAATGGATCATGTACCCAATTCCCCTTTTAGTTTGGAATTCCAATAATAATTAGGTGAACAGCCAAGGACAGATCTCCTGACGCTCCAAACCTAACCACTCCTTCTACTCTTGATGTAGTAACAGATTTTAAAATAACATTTACATTTTGTCCTGCTGGAGTATTTCCAATATTAACTGCAGTAGCAGATGCTATTGGTGCATATTTAAAATCAGATGGGAAGTCATATGAAAATGTCTTTTCGTTTCCTGCGCTAACTGTTGAGTTATTTGCTACTTCAACATACCCACCAACTACTCTAGCCTCTGATGTTTTTACACTCTGCTTACCTGCAGAAACAGTATCTACAGTAGTATAGTTGTAGGTTGCAGATGAAACCTGCGTAGAAATATCATTAATTGTATCTGCCAACTGATAAATGTATGTAACATCTAACGGTTGACCTCGTTCTGGTAGTGGTACTTTTGCCATTATCTCTCCATTATATCATTAAACAGTCTCATTGAGCAGTCTATAAACTTTTAAAAATGGTGTTCCTGGAGCGCCATCTGCTCTTTCAATTGGTTCTCCTTTTAAATAAATCTCAACACTCATTCTATTTGGCGTGGTTGGTTGCACAACTCCATTAATTGTCCATGTATTTGGAATTGGTAAAGCAAGAGATGTTGTATCAATTCTTTCTTTATATAGCCAATCACCATTTCCACCACCACGATCCCATCTTACCCAAATATCATATTCATGTGTTTTAGTTATTGAATAAGTATTTCCACCATCAACTTTGGTTACTTCTACAGCATCCCAAACAATAGTAGCAATTGATCCTGCTTTATTAAATACAATATTTCCAGGCACAAATGTATAACCTGGTTGTATTAAATAGACAGGAGACCAATGAGATGTTCTGTTTCTATCTGAAGAAATAATCCTATATCTTACAGAATATCCCTCTGTATTAGAGTCAATGGCTGGTAAATTATTTGGAGAAGTTTTAAACTTTTTAATTGTTTCAGAAGTAGCCATTATGTTACTCCAACTGAAAATCTAAATTCAATATAATTACTTGTATTGGGAGACTTGACAACTGTTTCTGCATTAGTAGTTTTGATAACTGAATAACCAGTAAGACCATATAATGGATTTGTAGTAGCAATATTTTCTAGTCTCATTGCATCAAGTGCAACATAATAATCATCAGACGGAACATCTGAAACTAAAACACATGCATATATTTTTACAACTGTTACAGCATTCCACGTAAATCCTTGTGTCTGATATAGTTCTTGTAGTTGTTTTGTTATTACAAAATAGCGGTTAGTAGAAAAATCATATGTTCCTCCAGTACCGCTTCCATTATCAAGTTCAGCCTCAAATCTAGCAAATTCTCCAGAACCTTCTGCATCTGTACTTGCAAAATCTACAAGAATGCGAACGGTGTCAGGAACTGCAGAAGAATCTCCATCCTTACTTACAAGAGAAAATGCAAGACGCAATTCGTCAATTGGAGAGTTACGTGTAAAATTAACATCAGCACCAGTTAAATGTATATGATTTGATCCAGCCTCAACAACAAAATGTCCTTCAGCACTACCTGTTGATGAGTCAATAGTTAGGTCTGAATCATTTCCACGAATTAAAATAATATTATTTAAAAATCTACAACGCTCATATCTTTCTGGGCGTGGTGATTTATAAAATATAGAGTTATCTGCATTTGTTTGAAATACTGGGTCTGTAGTAGCAATTACGTTATCGTCTAGCGGATCATCCAACGGAGTTGTAATAGTTGGAATAGATGTTGCAGCAGATGCTGTATGATATTGCCAGTTTTCACCTTGAGTAAAAGCAAACACAGTTTTGCTATCATAGGCTCCAGCAGAAGGATTTGATCCTGCAGAGTACAAGCCAATCTCTGAAATTTCATATCTTTCTTCTGTTGGTAGTTCTGCTGTTAATACAATTTTTTCTGTACCAGCATCATTAACAAAGCCCCTAGATGAAATAGGCACTCTGAACATTTCAAAATCTAGGTTGTCTTTAGTTGAGTAGTCTCCATATGGATCAGTAGTATCTAGTGGCTGTGCTCCACATCCTATGGCAATATAAGAAGCATAGGCTGGTGCCTGACCAAGAAGATACTTACCAATGATAGATTTTCCAGTGTTTGTAATCATAATTCCGCCTCATATATTGTACCACCTGTGGTAATTTCTACCTCTATCTGCTCATCTAGTTCTAAATTTACAGCCTCTACTACCAGTTCTCCAGTTTCTGGGTCTATATATACATGCGATCCATCTGGACCTGTTCCTTCTGTTGGAACTTTATTATCAAATCTAATAGAAAAATTTTGAAAATATTTATCGGAAGTAGCCTGTAAACTAACAATATTATTAGCGTTATATTGTTGTTGAATCTGTGTCAAATTTTTAATAGGCTGATAAATAATTTGTTGACCATTAACCGTATCATTTCTAGCAATATTAATTAACTCTTGTCCACCAATATTTTCAAAAATAAGGTCAGACATAATTTGAATTGGAACGGCGTCTTCGTCAAATAAAATAGTGTCAATTGGAGCAGTTTTTACTGGTGGTGGCGGCGGCGCTTGTGTAACTGGGCTTATGTTAGACGGGGTAGAAGAGAGAGTAGAGGGTGTTAAAGGAATAGGGTTTGGAGAAGACTGTTGGTTAGATCCACTACCATTATTTGGTGATTGAGAACTTGCTTGAACAACACTCTGCGTTGTTGGTATGACTATTTGATTATTTTTATCATATTCTGCTGCTTTTGCTGCTGATGCAGCATTAATTGCAGCACCTAAGTCTGTTCCTCTTCCTCCTGCTGCTTTTGCTGCATTAAGAGTATCAAAATATTCTTTATCTGTTAAAGTTTTTCCAGGTGTATAAGAATCTCCGTAGTACCCTGCCTTATTAACTCCACCACGTAGATCATAGTATTGTTCTGGTGTTGGTCTTTCAAAAGTTTTTGTTTCAGGGTTAAATACACTATATCCAGCAGCGTTTGCCTGTATAACTCTTTTTGTTGTTGCATCTAATTGTTCAAATGGAATTTTATTAAATGATTGATCGTCAGCCATTTTATACCTCGCTTAAATAAATAGTCATTTGTGGACCATTATTTCCTCTAGAATAGTCTATATTATACACAACAAACCTATCTGTATCTTCTGTAACTAAATCTAAATTTTCATTATTTTTATAATTAATTGTAACAATATCGCCTAGTTGTAACGTAGGAATGGAATATACATTAAGACCAATTACCTTTTTAGGAATCATGACTTTATTAATAATCCAACCCATTAAAGCATCTGCATCATCTTGAGTTTGTATATATGGGGTATCTAGGCTAAACTCATTTTTTCCATAAATAAGTCTGCTTAGTTTAATGTCATCATATTTTGCTTTTTCTACCAAAGGAGAATAGATTAGTGCACTACCACTAAATGGTGGGTCGGACAGGTTGCTCTTTTTGCTAAAGTATTCATCTACTGTTAATTCATATGTTGTGTCTTGTGTAAAAGCAACACCCTGTATTCTTAAATAGTTACCACTTGTTTCATCCAAAACAAGAGCCTTATCTGAAGCATTAAATATTAAGAATTCAGCACCATACGAGTCTGCTTGGAATCCAGATACTGAGTAGCCCTTGATACGATTAAATGTAGGAGAAAGTTGTGAATATAGTGCTGGATATGCACGATCATATCTAATATCAAAATAGGCACATTCACGCATAATTGTTCCAAACTCATCAAAATACATATTATATTTTGGTGGTTGCTCTGAACTAATACCAGTTAAATAGGTACCTTGAATAATGCCATTCATTGCATATTTTCTAAATGATTCATTTGCGTCAATTTGTTTATCACCAAATACTGCAGACAATGTTTCACCTGTTGTAAATACTGTATTTTGAGAATAGTTTTCAGACAAAGCATATACATGTTCAAACATACAACGAGATGATCCACGAATAAACAAAGCCATATTATTATATATTGGAAGCGGATCTGGGTCATCAACAATTTTAATTAACTTATTATTAATATATAAATAAAATCTACGAGTCTTACCAATGTCTTGATATTCTACGGATAGATCATATACGGTAGGCTTGTCTTCTCCAGCCATTCTATATTGACCAGTAAAACGACCATCGTCAACAATAACATTTGTTATACCGCCCCATAATTTAATTGGAATAGCATTATCATTAGCAGATTCTTTTTTAACTTTATAAAAAACAACATTATTAATGTTTACCGCAGCCTGTCCATTTTTATCTAATTTAAGATATGATTCTACATTAGTTTCAGTTAGTGCAACAATCTCAAAATAGTATCCATTATTTGTTTCTGGATTAAGTAATACCGCTATACCGCCAGATCCTCCACCTATGCTAACATTTTGATTTGGCTGAACATTATTAACTTGATAGTATGCACTAGATCCAATTGGAGTTTGTCCACGGGTTTCATTATTTTCAATTTTACCAATAATACGAATACGTGTACCAAAATTTTTATAAGCGCCATTTAAGTTTTTATAAACATATGAAACAAAGTTAAGTGGTGTTTCTGTAGTTTTAAATGACGGTCCATTCATAACTAGAGCAGAAGATTGAACAGTTCCTGTTTGTGTAGATTTTAAGTTATTGATAGCAGTTTCAGTTAAATAGTTTGCAGACATGAAGTTTTTAATAATACCATTACGAGTTGTTTGACGAGCCAAAGTATTATTTACTCCAGCAGCGCCTACAGTGGTTGCTGGTCTTGTTACATCTTCATCTAGTGTTGTAGTAAATAAATATTGAGTTTGCATATTGCAGCCACGAACATAAGTATTATCTGCCCAGTAGTCGCTGATCCCTGCAGTATGAGTAGTTACAGGTGTTCCAAATTGTCCTCTACCATGTTCATATACGGCACCTGGCTGCAATCTTGCTATACCATCAACTGTTTCATAAAAAGGCACTGAAAAAATTCTAACAAGACCTGTTGGATATATTTTTCCATTAAACGGAATAGACGCAAAGTATCTTTGATATTCTTGATTGCTGCTAATCCAAACATTACCAGTGCCAGTTACGTTAAACTCTGCAGCATCATATTTAATAATTTCACCATTTGAATATAAAAATCCTTGATATCTTGTAAGCCAGTAAATATTTTCTCCAAGATCTAGCGTATTATTTACAACAACTCCGTTAACTACAGTTGGCAAATCTGCTGAAAGCGTTGCATTTAAAGGCATTGCACCTAAAACATAGTTACCCTGTTTTGCTGCTACTTCATTAATAGTTTTTGTTGCTTCATCTCCTGCAACTTCCCACAAAAGAACAGGTTTATAAATCCATGTTTTATCACGATCAACCATGCTTGCTTCTCTAATACTTCCATATGAACGCTGAATATATCTAGTTGTATAATTAATTTTTCCATCATTATAAACACGCTTGTCTTCAGACGCAATAGATATAATATTAGGTAGGTTACCAGAGGATTGGTTTTCAATAACGCCTTCATCTGTTTGATTATTATTTCCCAATAGAACAAAATCTGTTGTTCTAGTATCTGCATCTGGCATTAAATAGTTTTTACTCATTACAATAAAATTATTGTATTCATCAAAAAACATTGCGCTTTGTGTTGATATTGCAAGTTGATTAAGTATTTCTGCAACATTTTGATCTGGTGCAACAAAGAAATACGGAATGATTGGGTCTGACTCTCCATCTATTCTTCTGAAAGAATAGTTTGTAAAACCAATATAATCAAGAATAGTACTTATAGCCATGCTTAAAGATGTTTGAGTCATCAATAATCTTGGAGCAGGCATTGATTCGAAAAAGAAATAAAAATCTCTTAGATTAATAGAGATTGTTCCAGCGGTAACGTCTGCTTGCGGAAAACCTTCTGAATATAAAGTTTTAAGAGGAATAAAATAGTCAAACCCATCAACATCAATAATTGTTTCATAAAAATTAAATTTAATATTTTTTCTTGTATATCCTGCAATAATACT